AATGGTGTACCTATTGATTCGTCAGAACTTGGGGGTATAACAGATCGTGATAAGAAACTGAATTTAAGTAGGCAACTTAAAGTTAGTAATCTAACTGCTATGAGTCAAGAGAAACGAGATGAAAGGGATGAAGATATAGAAGGTAATGTAGCTAAGAAATTAGATGAATTAAACGCAGAGACAACCAAGAGTCAAGCGTATAGAAATTCTGTACGAGGTGCTACTAAACATTTTAATAATGAATATGCAAGGTACATAACAGAAAATCCTAATAATCCTGATGGTGCTTGGGATAAAGCTTGGGACTCAACATATAAAGGTATTCAAGACGGTAGGTGGGAAAAACGTACGCCTACTCCACTTAACAATGCAACATCTATTAATTTATCTAAAACGTATGATGCTATAAGTAAGAATCCAAATATTATTAACGAAGCAGTATTACCTGCTGTAACTGAACAAGACCTTTCAAATGGTCTAAGGGCGATTAATGGTGAAGTACAATACCCTGCTATATTTTATCAATTACAACGTAGGCTTAGTAAACCTGGTAGACCACCATTAAGTGTACATGATATAACTTTAGCTCAAGTCAACCGTGGACTTATTAATAAAGGTCTTAAACCTATCAATCCTGATAGTCCTAAAGTTGATGATGATATGAGAAAAGCTCTTACACCAAGAGAAAGGAATGAGGTAAATAAAGGTCCAGCTGGACTTAATAAAGTACTTGAAGAAGCAGAAGATGTAAGTTGGTATACAGATAATACTAAAGATTTAACAGCTATGAGGAATGGAGGTTATGATTATATACTTAGTCCTGATGGTGGAGATGCTCATTTAGATAAACCTTTAACAAAACATACAGTAGGAGAAGTAGTAGAACTTTTAGGACGAGGTTACGGTAATCTAACTGCATATGCAATGTCACCTAAGCAATTTATAGACACTGCAGTAGTAAGTAAAGTCGAACCAACTGCTATTCTAACTAAAAAGTTACAGGATATTTTAGCTAAAAATATACCTAAAGCCACTCTAAAACACCGAAACGATCTAACAGGTTTCTACGGAAGCAATGAGACAAATGATCTTAGTTAGTCCCAATTTATATTAATTTACTATGGTAAAACAATGCCCGAATATCCAATTGGCATAGATCCGTCTAATATTGATACAGAAGCTGCTGCCGCCCAAGCTGACTTTATAAATCAATCTAGAGAGGATCGTAAAAAAAGTGATGAAGCAGCAGCGCTTGCTGCAACAGAAGAACAAAAAGCTAAAGCACAAGAATTAGCAGAACAAGAAGATCCAAGAAATGCTGAACAATGGGGCATTGGTGCTGTAGGAAAAGAGATTTCATCTGCTATAGGTGCAGGTGTAACTACTGCTGCAGGTTCTGTAGTTACTTTCCCTGAACGTACTATTGATGCGTTAAATGGAGAAATGGCAGAGGTAGGTGTAAAAAACTACCGACCTGACTGGAACCCATTTGTTGATTATGATAACCCCATTGAAACCAGAACATGGTGGGGTGAGTTAATAAAGAATGGCGTACACTTTGGTACATTAGCCGCAGGTACTCTTGCTGCAGCACCTTTAGCCGCTAAAGCAGGTGTTGCTGCAGGCGGAGCTAGTGCTATAGCATGGGGTACGAGAGCATTATCTAATGGTTGGGTCAGAGCTGCAGCCGTTGGTGCTGTATCTGATTTAATATCAGAACAATCAGATAAAGATAATGCATTAGGTACTTTACGTGATAAATACGGACTTATAGATACCCCTATTAGTACTAACGATGATGACCATCCAATCATCTATAAACTGAAGAATATAGTAGAAGGTATGGGAATCGGTACTATAGCTGATGGTGTCTTTCGTATATTAGGTAAAGGATCGAGTAAAGTTATAGGTAAAATTAAAGGACGTAATAAAAGTATAGCTGATCAGAAACTCGAAATGAGTACAGAACAGTTAAAAAGTCCTGAATATGGTGGTTATAAAAACCCTTCTGAATCATGGCAAGGAGCACCAACATCCAAAACATCAATGGATGTAACTCTTCAACTTAACAGACGAGTTAATTATGAGTGGGGCGCTGAAGATGGTTCAATAGGTTCTATTACTACACCAGCGCAGTTAAAGCGTTGGGACTTAGATGGTGAAGAATTAAATAATATTGCTAAAGAACTACTAAGTGCTGATACCTATCAAGCTTCTATTCGTAGAATCAATCAAGGAATGAGTACTATGAAAGAAGAGTTTGGTGAATCATTAGAGATGGCACACAAAACTCTACAAGGTCGTAGTGCTGTTGATGATACAGCTGAAGAATACTGGGCTGACTTCTTTGCAGAACAAGACTTTTCCACAGAAGCTGATATGTATAACTGGGTCTCTAAGAACGTTGTTGCGTCTGACCTTGTTATCGGTTCACTCCTTAGAGAAGTCCGTGATCTTGGTATAGCAGGTAGAGAGATAGCAGATATAGCAGACTTAGGTGATATAGATGGACCTGCCTCAGCTATCGTAGATAAGATTATGGTAGGTTTAACAGAAGCTAAGAGATCTAGAATCATTGCTTCTAAGAAGTTAAGAGATTTAAACCTAGGTAATGAAGCAAAACAAAAACTAGTAAAAGACACATTAGCAGAAGATGTAGCTAAATCCAGAGAATCAATCAAAACTATTCTTAATTTAGCAGGGAAAACTAAAGATGATGACTTAATGAAGTCACTATTTGAAGTATTCTCAACCATGAAAGATGTCAATAGTCTTGATGACTTTGATGCATGGGCTAGGGCAACATTAAGAGGTGGAGAAATTAATGGTAAGATAAGAACAGGAGCTGCAGTTAAGGAGCTTCAAGGTGTTATGGTACATAGCGTTCTAAGCGGTCCTAAGACCCCTATGAGAGCGATTATGGGTACAAGTACCGCAACGTTCTTACGACCCCTTTCTACAGCCATAGGAGCCACGATGAGGTATCCTTTCACTGGAGACAGTGCTACTGTTAAAGCAAGTATGGCATCATTGAATGCTATGATGGAAGCAATTCCTGAAAGTTTTAATTTATTTAAGACAAGATTAAATGCTTATTGGAGTGGTGATGTCTCTACAATTCGGACTAGATTCTCTGAAATAAGTAGAGGTGATGACAGATGGGAACTTTTAAGACGATGGGCTGAAAGTGATAGAGCTACTGTAGGTGATAAAGTAGCATTTAATATTGGTAATTCGGCAAGAGCTATGAATGATAATAGTTTCTTAACTTATTCAACCAAGTTAATGGCTGCTACTGATGATGCATTTACTTATCTCTTAGGTAGAGCTAAAGCTAGAGAGAAATCTATGCGTTATGCATTAGATTTACAAGGAAAAGGAAGGTTACCAGAGATTACACCTGATGTATTACGTACATATGATGATAAATTCTATGGTGAAATCTTCGATGCTAATGGTAATATACTAGATGAAGCTGTTAATTTTGCTAAACGTGAAGTAACATTGACGCAAGATTTAACAGGATTTGCTAAAGGATTAAACGATGTATTTGAAGCTGCGCCTTGGGCTAAACCATTCTTCCTATTTGCTAGAACAGGTGTTAATGGTCTTGCTCTCACAGCCAAGCATACTCCAGGTTTTAATTTCCTGGTTAAAGAATTTAATGATATTGCTTTCGCTAATCCAGATAATTTAAAAAATGTAGCTAAATATGGTATTAACACAGCCGAAGAGTTAGCAAATGCTAAGGCTTTGCAACAGGGTCGCTTAGCGATAGGTAGTGGTATTATCAGTATGGCTTCATGGTCTTATCTCAGTGGTAATCTAACAGGTAATGGTCCAACAGACAGACAGAAACGTCAGATGTGGCTTGATGCTGGTTGGCAACCACGTAGTATTAAGTTAGGGGGTGTGTGGGTTAAATATGATTCTATGGAACCATTTAACCAAATCCTTTCAACTATTGCTGATGTAGGAGATCATAGTCAATTAATGGGTGAAGAATGGACAGAGAAGCAGCTATTATCAACGGCACTAGTCGTTGGACAAGGTGTTGCTAGTAAGTCTTATCTCGCTGGTTTACAACAGTTTGTTGATTTGTTTGCTGGTCGTGCTGGTCAGACTGAACGTATTGTCGCAGGCTTAATGAATAACACAGTACCATTAGCTGGATTACGTAATGAACTTGGTAATTTGTTCACTCCTCATATGCGTGAGCTGGGTTCAGGTATAGACCAAGCAATTAGAAATCGCAATAAAATCAGTGAACATCTCACGG